GGGATGAGCTATATCTTTTCTTATCACCCTTAACATTGATGCTAATGCTTGGCCAGCCTTTGAATTCTACGTCTGGGAAACAAAATGCATCGGAATCAATATCTTTTCTTGCAAGCATCGAAGAAATGAAAGCATTGAATTCAGCTTCATTTTGAATCAAGAACTTTTCTGCGGTTGTCATTTTTTCCTTGGAACTCTCTGGGAAATATTAATTGTCCTGATCTATTACCAGATACACGCAAAAGTACATTATGGGCATTTGCTATAAAAATTACAGTCCTTTCCTCTGCGATCTACCATTACCCAAGCTCACCGCCTCACGCATCCACACACCCAGCCCCGCCATGCCCCTGATCACATTAATTTTATTTACGTTTTGCTATGATGCTTTACCGTGGCGCTTCTTTAACATTTCTTCGAAGATGGCGTCAAAATGAGCTTTTCGTGCTTTCATCTCTGATAAGAAACGTTTAGCTTCAGCGTCTGGCAATGCTGAGAATATATCTATAAGTTCTTGATGTTCATGTTTATTATCACTATCTAGTTTTGGAGAACTATCTTTATCAACTTCAATTGTTCCATCTCTTAAAACAACAAAACTACTGACGCCCAAAAATGACAGCATAGATGTGATTTCTTGCAGCCCTGGATCTCTTCTTCCGTTAAGCCAATGGCTTATCCCACCTTTAGTTAACTCAAAGTGTTCTGCCATTTTTTCTTGTGTAATTCCCTGTTCACGCATCAGGGATTTAACTATTTCACGCCACGGTTTACCCATCTGACGATCATACAAAACGTATAAATTATTATCGAGTGACATCTCGTATACTCCCATTGCCTTTTTGGATACGATATGTATACTTAAAGGGTTTCATAAGGAGAAAAAAATGAACAAGCTACGTTATTTCCGGAGAAAGGTCGGGATGACACAGTATGAGCTTGCGTCATTAGCTGGATTTACAGCTGGAGCAATCAGTCACTACGAGCGAGGCAGGAGAGGTTTAGATCTCACTGGATGCCGCCTGCTAGTAAATATTCTGAACTCAAAAGGTGCTAACGCCGGAATTGATGACGTTTTCCCACCTGACGCCGCTTAATTTTTACTGCTCTTTCAAAACTTAACCGCTCGTTTAGCAGCGAGCACTAACAGTGGCAAACCCCACGGGTTAGCTACGCACTAAAATCAACATGGACAAGTATCACTCATGGAAAACGCAACAACACGCAAATCACAAACAATCTCATTTATCAGCCGCCATCTTGTCGCCAGTGCTCATCATGCTCTGTCAAAGACACGGCAATCCGCTGTAGCAAAGCTGCTTAACGTCGCTGACTCAACAGTACTCAGACGCACAGAAAAATACCCGGAAATTATGGACACTCTCGCCGCTTGCGGCGTGGAGGATTTCGTTATGCGCGGGGAAAAGAAAATGCCTCTTGAGCAGTACAGGTGGCTTATGACGACAGCGATGGAGTTCGCGAAGTTGCAACTTGAAATGACAAAAGAAAACGCCCCGGACGCTGGAACGTTCGAGGCCTGATTAAATGTTATTGAACTGAGGAAATATTAACATGATTCTGAAGTTAAGCAAAAGAGCCTTATTGTCTGCGATGATTTTTCAGGCAAAAATTGACCCGCGCTATTACCTGTGCGGCATCTGTTTTGCGCCAGATGGGAAATTGTATGCGACAGATGGGCATCGGGCTTTCATTGGTGAGCATCAATCTGAAGACGTTACAGAAAACATTATCGTTCAGATTAAAGGACCGCGATTTACCCGATTTGATTACGCCGAAATCGACATGGATACGGGAATTCTGACTTATTGCGATGAGCATGGAGAGGGTGTCGCCGTGGCGATGGTTCGCAAGGTAGATGGTCGCTACCCTGACATTAATCGCGTTATTCCAAATGGTAATGATCCAGTTTCTGAAATAGGTTTCAACGCTGGATATTTATCCGACATCGAAAAAGCCGCAAAGCTCTATAACTCCAAATGGCCTGGCATAATCATCAGGCCAAACGGCAATGCTTCTTCGGCAATCATTGAGCTGAGCAACACGTTCGAGAAAGCCAGTGTTGTAATTATGCCAATGCGTCTGTAGGAGGTGATATGAAAAAGCAGAGCTATCGCCATACTGGCGTACATAAAAACCTTGTCAGGCTCGACTACCTCAACAGATTTAATCAGCTTGCTGTCATGAAGCTTCGCAAGATGTTTGAAGAGTCAAAGAAGCATCAAAGGGAGGCTCAGAATGAATCTTGCGCATGAAAAAGTAACACCGATTAGACCTAATCTTGAAGTCGTGGAGGTTCGCGTGGCAGATCTTGATGACGGGTACGCCAGGCTATCGAATGAGCTTCTTGAAGAATACGCCGGAGCTGATTTAACAAAGCGTCAGTTTAAAGTTCTACTGGCCATTTTGAGAAAAACTTATGGATGGAATAAACCGATGGACAGGATTTCTGATTCTCAAATTGCTGAGATAGCAAAGTTACCTGTTAAGCGGTGTAACGAAACTAAGCTAGAGCTAGTCAGAATGGGGCTTATCAGGCAACAGGGGGGTATGTTCGGCCCCAATAAAAACATATCAGAATGGTGCATCCCTCAAAATAGGGGATCATCCCTCAAAACAGGGGATAAAACACCCCTCAATTTAGGGGATTCGAATCCCTCAAAACAGGGGGACACAAAAGACACTATTACAAAAGAAAAGAAAGACAATACCCAAACCCACAAAGTGGGATGTAATGTTGATGTAAAATTAACCACAGGGAAAAAGGGCAAAAATCCAGGAGCCAGAGGAACCAACTCAAAGGCGAAAATGCCTGAGTTCGATCGCCAGCGTTTCAAAGACACATGGAACTGCAAAGCCGAACAGTATGGACTTCCAAAAATCCTCAGTGTCACCGTCACACACGAAAACGGACTGAAGCGCCTGTGGCATTCGTACCTGAAGCAGTGCCGCGAAATAGGGCGCGAACCAAAGGACATCGACAGCATCCTGAACGGCTATATCGAATTCGGTTATACGCCGACAGCCTGGGCATGTGGCAATAACCCTGAAGGAAAAAAATACGGCATTGAAACCGCGTTCAGGCAGGAAAAGATAGACCAGATCCTAGCGGAGGATGCAGGATGAACAGTTACGAAACTGAAGAGCTTCTAATCGGCGCAATGATGCTCAAAGGCGATCACATCGACTGCCGGGAAATTGCAGGGAAATTACCATCTGAAGCGTTTGAAAATGCGCATCTACGCAGCATGTATCGGGTAATCACATCACTGTTGGACAAAGCTGAGCCAGTGGACGTTTTCAGCGTGCAAAACGGAGTGCGAGAAGAAACAAAAAGTTTCGTTCTTGATGTATTTCAGCGCCAGATATCCGCCGCAAATATCCGCGCATGGGCTAAACGTGTTCGCCGGAACTGGATGTCGCGGAAAGCCATTGCTGATATGACACGGGCAATTTATCTGCTGGAAAACGCATCAGTTCACAATGCCGACGACATAGCTAGAGAAGTCGCGCATATCATCGGCGGGATAAAACTGGAGACGTCAGATCGGCTCCCGCGACGAATCGGGGATATGCTCGGTGACTATCTGGACGTGCTGGACAGACGGATGAAAGGCGCAGAATCAGGGCTTTATCTTCAGACCGGAATTACTCCACTTGACGAAGCTTACGGCGGCTTTGATCGCACGGATTTAATCATCATCGCGGCTCGCCCAGGCATGGGTAAAACAGAGCTGGCAGTTAATATTGCGAATTCGATCGGTCGGCAGAATGGGAAAGGGCTGCTGATATCGATGGAAATGTCTGATATGCAGATAGTTGAGCGACATGTTGCCGATCGCGCCGGACTCTCGCTTGAGCTTTTACGCAACCCACTCAACATGCTTGACGAGCAATACACGAGACTGACAGCGGCAACGGGTACACTGCTTGATGAAAATAATCACGTTTTATCAGGCTCTTTCAGTGTCGATGAAATTATCGCACAAGCAGAACGGATGAACGCAGACGCGGGGCTTAGTTTTCTGGCGATCGATTATCTGACTTTGATTAAACGACCCAAAGACACCGCGCCTCATACCGCGATCGCTGAAATAACTGGGAAGTTAAAACAGTTTTGTCTGCGACAAAAAGTTCCTGTAATCCTGCTTTCGCAGCTAAACAGGGGGCCAGAGTCACGAGTTGATAAACGTCCGAATCTTGGCGATTTGAGAGAATCAGGCTCTATTGAACAGGATGCTGATGTCATCATCTTTCCGTACCGTGATGAAGTTTATAACAAAAACAGTGAGATGAGAGGCGTTGCCGAAATTATCATCGGTAAATACCGTTCTGGACAACCACGAACTTTCTTTATGGGCTGGAACAAAGGCCATTTCGTGAATATCGATCAAACGCAAGTTGCGCATCTGTATTCTGACAACAAGCAAAAGCAATTTAAGACTGTTAATGACTGGCGGGGTGGATGATGCTTATCGCTAAAATCATCGGCACGGGGTGGATGCTGTTCTGGTTTTTTATGTGCCTATCTCTAATGGCAAAGTTATTCAAGGAAGGTTCAGACGCGTTCGGTGGATTGTTTAGCGCAAGTATGATGTGGTTAATTTTCGGCTTTGGGCCAATAGCCATCGTCAAATTCGGATGGAGGTTTATTCAGTGAATGGAAATTTAACAACGGTAGTAGCAGAAAGTGAAATCACCCTGGCGCCGGATTTGACTATCAAAGTTCTGCTGCTGAGTGACGGAAACCGCATAATACCTGAAGACGACATGCAGCGCGCTTGCGAATGGATTGGCGCCGATTGGTCATCACTTCAGGCGATGACACAAACCACACTGAAGGGAGGGTGAGATGGCTTACTTCGCCTGGACAGGAATTATGCTGAACATTGTCATTGCTGCATGGCTCACCTGGAACTGTCTTTTATTACCCACTCTTGAGGCTACAAGCATAACCCGATGGTACTGGGCAATAAGCCGAAAGCACTCAGTTGTCAAGCCTGCTAAAACTTGGGCACATATTTGGATGAGTAATTTCCACCTCTTTGGCAGAGACTTTGATTCAATGAGTAATAGGCTTGGACGGTGGGACGGTATTGGTAAATGGACAGTTTATAGCGGAGAAGAGGAATGACCGACCAACAAAACACTGAGCGTGAAGCTTTTGAACGATGGTTTTATTCTGATTACAACGAAGATCTGCACGCCAAATTAATAATTCAGTTTGCAGAATCAATAGCGTGGAAAGCATGGCAGGAGCGCGCAGAAATGGAGTGTGAATATGGAGAAACAAACGTTCTTTCTCAGAAATGAGCAAGTGAGGCGAAACCTTATAGACGCAATTACCAGCCTTCCGACAGATCCCAGCAAGCCAATAGAAATCGAAGTATCTCCTCCTAAGCGCTCCCTATCACAAAACCGCAAAATGTGGCCGTTGCTGCATGATCTGGCTGAGCAGGTGAGCTGGTTCGGAAAGAAATACGACGAGGACGACTGGAAAGACCTCATAACGGCTCTGGTAGCAAAAATGAAAAAGCAGGAGCAGAGGACAGCCCCTGGCATAGGCGGCGGTGTTGTGATGTTCGGTCAGCGCACCAGCAAAATGCGTGTAGCTCAGATGGTAGAGGTAATCGAGGCGATTTACTGGTTCGGCACAGAGCAGGGCGTCAGGTTTAGCGAAGAATCCCGCCAGCGCATTGAGTGGGCGCAGAGGTGGGGAGAAAACAACAGGAAAACATCATGAAAAAATACCGACTGATCTACGCTGATCCTCCGTGGACCTACCGGGATAAAGCCAACGATGGCAAGCGCGGAGTGGGGCATAAATACCAGACCATGACATTGGCTGATATTTGCCGCCTGCCGGTGTGGGATTTAGCCGATCCTGAATCATGTCTGTTGGCTATGTGGTGGGTGCCGACTCAGCCAGTAGAGGCGATGAAAGTTGTAGGGTCGTGGGATTTCAGGCTGATGACGATGAAGGGTTTCACCTGGCACAAGACGAACCGACGCAAAGGAAATTCCGCTATCGGTATGGGCCATATGACCCGCGCCAACAGTGAAGATTGCCTGTTTGCTGTGCGAGGGAAATTACCGGAGCGCCTGGATGCTTCAATCTGCCAGCACGTCACCGCGCCACGAATGGGACACAGTGCAAAGCCTCCAGCGTTTCGCGATCTGTTGATCAGGTTGCTGGGCGACGTACCGCGATGTGAGCTGTTCAGTCGCGACTTTGTTCCGGGCTGGGATATGTGGGGTAATCAGTGTGACAACGCGTTCGATCTTCATCCTGGTGTAGCAGTCGAAAAACAAATCAGTGGTGCAGCATGAAAAAAGCCAGAGAAGCAATAACAGAATTACTGTCATACGGAATGGCGTACAGAATTGAAAAAATAGTAGAAAAGACAGGCTTTAAAAAATCAACTGTATCAAGCGCACTCAGAGAACTTCAAGCAGCAGGACTGGTCGTTAAAGAGAAAGATCAGGCGTGCTACGATCGCTATGTCTATCTGAGTGCAGACGCGCCGAAAGGATTCGGTATAAGTCGTCGTCTGTGTGAGCTTAATAACATTTTAAGAGAGCTTCGGCGTGAAAAAAACTTGGTTCACGCATGAGCCGCTAGACACCGACACCGCCAACGAACTCCTGTCACGATACGCCTCCCGCAACATACAAACACAGAAATCACTAGCAGCCGATCCCAAACTATGGCTGGTCAGTGCGCTATTGCCATTTTCTGAGCGTGAGCCAAAGCAGGACAGGAGATATCAACAGAGAATCTGGAACTGAACATGACTGAACCTGATTACGGAGATTGCGCAGGGTGTGGAATGGCTCTTTCAGAGGTTGAAACGTATCTGTGTGAGGACTGCGCCGATTTCTACGAAATGATGGGAGGGGATGATGATTTACCGGAGTCCTAAGTGGTTAAAGGCTGTCAGGGAAATAGAGTGCTGTGTCCTCTGCGGTGCATATGGGGTACAGGCGGCACATCGCAACGAGGGGAAAGGGACAGGTCTTAAAGTAGACGACAGCCTTACCGCTGCGCTCTGCCCTGAGTGCCATTCCAGAATCGATAATGGCAAAGATATGTCCAGAGACGAACGCCGCCATGAAATGGACAGGGCGATAGTCCTGACTTTGCAGAAACTCAGCAGGGAAGGGAGGCTAACTGTGCAATGAGCGAATACAGAATAACTCTACCCTGGCCACCAACGGTGAATACCTACTGGCGACATTGCAGAGGGCGACACTACATCAGCGCCAAAGGCACGAAGTACCGGCAAGACATCATCAGCATAATCCAGCAGCAACACCTCAACATCAACACCACCGCACGTCTCAAAATCTCGATCATCGCCAACCATCCTGACAAGCGCCGCCGCGACCTCGACAACCTGCAAAAAGCCGTATTTGATTCGCTGGTTCACGCAGGGTTTATGGCTGACGACGAACAGATTGATGATTTCAGGGTGCGACGCGGGGTGCAGGTGAAAGGCGGATCGCTGGAGGTAACGATAACTGAACTGGAGTCAGCATGAGAATAGAACGGGATTATCAGCAAATTGTCAGGCTGGCTGGCGTCCGCAGTAGTGCTGAAATGCGCCGACTGTTCGGACGAGGCTGGAAATCAATCAATAAATCTCAGCAGGTCTGGGTACGCCATTTACTGACTGTGTGGGGAAATCACCTGTCCGGCGACGAATATGAAAGGGGGGAAATTAACGTAATCGGCAGGTTGATGCTGAGATGCGAATGGAGCGAACAGAAATCCCGGCAGATAGAGAAAATAGTCACGCAGCTTTATTGCGATGGCTGGCGAGGTGATGATCTTTACCGCAAAGCTCGTGATCTCCTTATTCCTCAATCATCCACGGCCAACATCATCGCTCTCGCCAAAGAATCAGATGATGCGGCGTTCATGGAGTCTGTGATTGTAAAGACATTCGGACGCGACAACCCAATCCGATCTTTAGCCAGATTACGCTACTGCAAATGCAAGAGCGCGCAAAACATCTCTCAGTCACTTATTTACTTCACTGGCATTACACAAAAAGAGGCGCGTAGTAGAATGGAATGGGCGTCAGAAATCCTCGAAGGAGAATTGTATTACGCCGTTAAGCGAGAGATGGAGAAGGAGTATTCTGTATTAATTGTGTAATAGCACTAAATGCTAAAGACATTGGGCAATAAACCTGGCTAAATACAGGCATGCTCGGGAAGCAAAGCGAACTGAGCGCCAAATCGAAAAAAGAAGCCCTGGCAGAAATGTGCGGGGCTTTTTGCTTTCCAGGCGGGGTTCTGGCGGGGTGTTGACAACGTAAAAGCGATATTGTAAAAAAATAATCACCTTCCGTTATTTGTTTAATCTTGAGTCCAGTCTGTAGCGAACGGAAGGTAACAGCCCCGGCAGAAATGCGCGGGGCTTTTGTCAAGCTGGTATATTTAGCCACTCAGTTTTTTTCGGTATATGCGATCATCATCACTTTTTCAACTTTTTCTTCTGCGATCCACCGCGCGGCTTGTATTTCAAATCAGTAATGTCGCTGCCAGGATTTATACCTTCTCTTCTTAGTCTAAAATAAAGATTTGACATCCCACGCTTATCTCGAGGGTAGCCTAATTCATCCCCCGCTTCTTTAATTGAAAGCAGCTTCCCGTTAACGAGATAAGTTCTGATGGGGAAATTATCACGACTCCATTTGCCCTCGACATTATGTATTTTCTTTTTCTTATCGACAGGCCCGGCTTTCTTGCTTGCATCGTCTGCACGAGTTATCGAACGATGAATGAGCGTTTGCAAAGGGCGGGCGACTGCCTCCCGGCGTCGGCGGATGTACATCCACAATTCCCAGCAAGCCCTGAAAGGGGGGTATCGGTCAGGGACGTACAGCCATTTGTCGAGAGTGTTATCATTAACTTTGTGCAATACCTTGAGCATGTCTCTGCTAACATCGGCTAACTTTAGCGCTTCGACGTAAGCCAGTTTTTGTTCTTCGTTATCTTTTTTGGACATTTTTGCACCGGAAATTAACAGGACTTAGGCAGTTCTCTTCGGGGGCTGTAAATCCAGTTCCCGGAGACGATCCACCCATCATTAAGCCATTTAGTCACTTGCTGGCGATTAACGCCCATAGCGCGGGCGAACCCGGCCTGGTTGCCGCCATATCTGGCGGCTATATATTCACTTAAGGGCATCAGATTTCAATTTCACTCAGTGGCTTTTCTACAAAATGATACAGGTCGTTGGTGCCGTTACCGTTATCCCTGAATTTTATAGCGCAATCAGCGATTTCTTTAGCTATTTCATCACTGAGAAAGACATCTAATGCGCCCTCTGCATACTGTTTTACGTAGTGAGCGGTGTATTCGATGTTGTCATTAGCGGAGTCAAATGCGGCATCGTAGATTTCAAAAGCGTTCATCTTTAATTCCTTTTTTGCTATTGGCATGATTGCCTTTCGATGTGACTAATGTAATCGAAATATGATTACAGTGCAAGCTTTTTTTTAGCTAATCACTAAATATTTCGCGCCCTGCCATTCACTGCAAACACACAGCTTAACTACTGTGGCAGCGGCGCTTTTCTTTCAACTGACAGCCACCCGTGCGGGGGTTGGGATAATGAGAATGGACAAATACAGTTCCCAGCTATCGTACTGGGTCGCATCGATGCTAACCGCAGCCGGGGCGATGACTTTACAGGACTGGGCGGTAATGGTGGGTATTGTCGTTGCGATCGGCACATTTGTTATCAACTGGTACTACAAGCGCAAGCTGGTTAATAAGTTAACGGCTGTTGGTTATGACAAAGCAAAAGCAAAAGCCGCTTATCGCGCGATGAACGAATGAGGCCACGATGTCAGGAAAAATCAAAACGGGTCTTGCCGGTGGCATTTGTTCCGTGGCGGTGATTATCGGGCTGGTTATTGACAAAGGCCAGGTCCGCACCAATCAGCGGGGTCTTGAGCTTATTGGCAATGCTGAAGGGTGCAGGCGCGACCCGTATCACTGTCCGGCCGGTATTCTGACCGATGGTATCGGCAATACTCACGGCGTTAAGCCCGGCGCCCGTAAAACGGATAAGCAGATTGCCGCTGACTGGCAAAAGAACATCCTCGACGCCGAGCGGTGCGTTAATCGTTATGCCAACGGTGCAAAGCTGCCGGAGAATACATTTTCCGCCGCCGTAGAAATCACGTTCAATGTGGGCTGCCCGACCATGCAGAAATCAACAATGTTCCGTTTATTCCGACAGGGGAAGTTAGTCGCGGCATGTAATGAGCTGCCACGCTGGGTATATGCCAACGGGAAAAAACTAAACGGACTGGTTACCCGGCGTGCTGAGTCTGAGGCATTGTGCCTGGAAGGATTGAAATGAGTTTCCCGTTTTGCGCTAAAACTATGATATTTGGCTTGCTAATCGTAGTAACAACTGTTGCATGCAGATTGACATCATATTATCGGGATAACTATCTTGCGGCATTGAATAAGCAGCATGAGTTTGCACAACTGGCAGATTCCAGGCTGAGCACTATCACTCACATGCAGCGCCAGCAGCTATCAGTAGCAGCTATCGACGCGAAATATACGAAAGAGTTGGACGATGCGAAAAATACCATTGATGACTTGCAGCGTGATGTTGCCAGCGGCGCTAAGCGGCTGCGCGTCAACGCAACATGTGAGCGAGTGTCCGACGCTACCCGCGCCAGCGGCGTGGCTGATGCTTCCGCCGCCGCCGTTACAGCAGACGCTGAACAAAATTATTTTCGTCTCAGAGAGCAAATCGCAACAGCAGAAAAACAAATAAACGGGCTTCAGGACTATATCAGGGCAATACAGAACGTTGAAAAAACGCAGTAACGCCTGAACCGAAATAAGAGGTCGCCAATCGGCGGCCTTTTTTTTATGTAGTCACCGATCCGTATTTAATAGAGAGGTTTATAAATTGAGCGCAATAATTACAGATTCAACAGTATACTTTAATAAAGCGAGCGGATTAACTTTTACACTTGAAAGTACGGACTTGATGCTGAGAAATCAGGGAGTGATTGAAGATCAGAATTATCTTGTCAGTCTCTACATCTCGTGCATACCATCAAATGTGATATTTGAGTACATGCCTGCACAAATTACCCTGAGCTTCTCTACCCAGCAAACAGGGGATGAAACGCATCTTTATCCCGTTCCGTACGTTAATCCGTCTTTGCGTTCATTCCAGGCGACAGTAAGACCCTTCATTACAAATGTTAAGCAAAATGGACTGTATGGATTTTTAACGGATACAGAAAACCAGATAAAAACCATGTTTGAAAATGGTGGTGAGCTGACACTCAGGATAATGGCCGTCTTACAACCCGTCTGAAATTAAACTGGCCTCGCATTAGCGGGGCCTTTTTATGCAGTAAATCCACGCGCATTCTCGTGCGCATTTAAATCAAGAGTCTTTTTCGGGATATGTGGCAGAGATAGGACGGTGGCTTTCATCGTGCCGCTCTTGGGCTGTCCATATCTACGAGAACTGACGCATATCCCCAAAAGGAAATACGATGAAAGAATTGACATTTAAAAACCACTCTGTTGTGCCATTTGATAACGGAGACGGAAAGATATGGTTTACGAGCGCAAACATGGCTGAATTGCTCGAATATGCTGATGAAAAATCAGTAAACCGCCTTTACAACAGAAATAAAGATGAATTCAGTGCAGAGATGACGCGAGTGGTCACTGTGACCTCTCGTAATAAAAACAATAAGTTGCAGTATAACAGAGCGAGAATATTTTCGCCTCGCGGCGCACACTTGCTTGGAATGCTGGCAGAAACCAAAGTAGCTAAATCACTTCGTCGCTGGTTACTTGATCTCATTGAAAAAGAGACTCAGCCAAACCTTTCATTGCTGGACATGGGAAGTTTAAAGGATTTGGCAGTAGGAGAAATGCAAAACAGGGTTTTCAGGGTTAACGAATGGTCACTTGAAACTTTTGGCAGGCCGGGAAGTTCAAGAATGACAATTCGCAAGGGTCATTTGAAAA